ATTAGTAACCCCCAACTGTTACGTTCAATGGTTCAGTTGAAATTGAAATTGGAGTTAATAAACTTCGTCTTGTTCCTAAATTTCTACTTTGTGTTCTGCTGATACCTAATGGATTTCTGCTTCTAATTAAAACACCTCTACCTCTTTGTGAAGCCGAGCCCGATCTAAATGTTCTGCCAACTCTTCTTGCCGTGTTGTCCGTAGCTCCAGTTTGTCTACTTACTTCGGGTTGCGGTGCTGGTGCTGGCGGCGGTGAAGGTCTACTAACTATTGGTGGTGCACACATAAAATTTACTCCTTTTCAAAATCTCTTTCGCACGTGCGTGTGTATATATAAAAAAAATTTTTTATAAATAATCTTGTATAAACTAAAAATATTTATTCCAAACCTCGTCTTTGTTATTGGATTCGTTTGTTAATTGAAAATGTTTGCAAAGCAGGTGAGAGTGGATTGTGAATTTTTGCGACTTTACTAATATCAACTGCTAATTCGGGTAAATGACTTATTGCTTCACTTGTTGCATCGATACAGTCATCTTGTTTAGCACGTGGAAATGCTTGTAATTCATCTAAAAAAGGTGTGGTTTCGGCTACTCTTTTATGTACATATAATCTGCCTACTTTTATTATAGGTTCTAAAGTGTGTGCAATAAAATGTAGTTTGTTTTGATTACGGAAGTGAGGCACAACATTAATTGCAAGTTTTAATTTACGTGCTGTTCTTCTCAATTCGTTAGCCAATGCACTGCTAAAATTTTCTTCTACATAAACGTGTGATATTTTGTGTTTGGCACAGGTAGCAATTATTTCTGCACATTGTGTTTCAAAGTTTCTGTCATCATCTACTGCTGATAAAACTTTTACATCGTGCACAAATACATTGTTTTGATCGTCTTTTGCACAAACACTAAGCACACTGTTATCTCTTCCTTTTAGTCCAGTTGCACTGTCCCAAGCTGCACATAATTTTTGTATTTTATGATCACCAAGTTTGCAGTCTGCAATATAGTTGCCAAGTGGTTGTGATATGTAGTTCCAAACAAAGTCATCATTGTAGTAATTGATGTTTTCTAATTTAACTAAAGGTTGATAACTTGTCTGCGGTACTAACATATACTGCGAATTAAAATCACCTTCTGTTGTTTCGTTGCGTTGTTGTTCTAACCATTTGTGTGTGAACATACCTTGTGGGTGATTTTGCCAAGCAAGATATTCTTCGTCTTCCATACTGCTATCGGGTAAACTTTTTTGTCTTGTTCTAACAACAGGTATTTTTTTACTTTTGTATCCAACACCTTCTAAGTGATTGTAAATTGTATCCTCAGTGTGTGGAGTTCCAACACACAATATTTGATTTGATAGTTTTCCAAATTCACTTACACGTTCTTTAATTTTATCTCTTTGTGCTTGTGATACACAGTTGTCGGAAGTTTCAATATCATCTGCAATAATCATATCTGCGTGATAACCTGTAAAACTTGCACCTAAACTTGACACAGTAACAGACGGGTTCAACTGCATAACTTCACGTTCAACTGTAAATGTTTCTGACTTCCAAGTGTAAAGATCATTTTTTAAATGTTGTAACAGTGGGTGGTTTTCTATCATTGAACGTATAAACAAACTGTTACGTAGTGCTAAGTTTCTTTTCGCACTTATAAGCAAACAAGTCCAATTTGGATTTTGTAACAAGTTCCAACAAACGTAAGCACCAATAATATAACTTTTGCCGCCGTGCCTAAACACTTGCAACAAACGTCTGCTGTCTTTGTTAGTTTGTTCTAACCAGTCGCAAAGTTCAACGTGAAAGGGTGGGGTCTTTTGTTGCGAGATAATGTTCTGTGTATCTAAAAATATTCTGAAAGGTATTGAAGCCATTAAACATTACTGTTCTTTAATTCGTTTTTCAGCTAGTTGTATTAACTTGCTTGCTTCTGTTTTTTCTTCTTGTGAATTTTCACCAGTTGGGTGTAGTGCACCACTTTTACTTTGTGCCAAATATTTCAGCATCTGTAACTTTGCTCTTTTGGCATTGTCTAAAAAAGTAGTTTTTTTAATGTAGTCTTTATCGTCTTTGTTTGGATATGATGTATCAAATAGGTCGTGTGCTTGTTCTATTTCATTGTCCCAATATACATCTGCAAATTGTTTTAAAACTTCTAACCATTGTTTTTCTATTCTGTTTTTCATTCTGTTCCTTTGTTAAGTGCTGGCACTGAAATGTCAAAACCTTGCGGGAGAATGAACACGCACAACAAATCAATATGGCAAGAGATAGAGTTGTGAAGTGCCAGCTAGATATTTATTTTAGAAAGTCACAACAATGAAAGGTAATTTAATACCTTCCATTGTTGCTGTGTGTTTTAGATGAAGTTTTCTTTAAAATTACTCGCCATTGCGTGCGAATAATGTTTGTGTATGATTTGTGGTGAATTGCCCATCACTGTCGCAAGTTGTTCAATTGGTGTACCTTCTTCAATTTTCCAAGTTGCGTAGCTGTGCCTTAAACTGTACATACAGTAGTTTTCACCATCAGCATTAGTCTTCATATTTGCCCACGTTAAAAACGTTCTAAATGAACGTCTAAAATCACTGTCAAATACCTTAGTAATTGCAGACCATCTATCACTGCACTTTTCTTTCAATCTCAAAAAGTGCCAGTAAGCAATTTTATCTGCATACACTGTTCGTGCTTTGTCAGTTTTGCTGGCAGTTTGTCTAACAGTAAGTTTGACAAATTTCTTCTTTGTCTTCTTATCTGTGCCAAACTCAACATCACTCCAACGTAAGCCTTTTGCCTGTTTTTCTGTGTCAGGTAAAAGTTCGTGCGGTCGCATACCTGTTTTTGCAAGTATTGTTATCGCACTGTACATATTAGAACGTGTCTGCCTAATACTACCATTTGGCGAAGCATCAATAAAAGAGTTCAACTTACGCAATAACTGCTTAAACTCCTTTTTGGTAAAGTGCGGAAAACGTGTACTCTTTATCTTTGTCTTTTTAAGAGTAGGCACTTCTTTGATGTATCCTTTGTCTTGTGCAAAGTTCAATAATCTGCACAAAACACCTTCTTCTTTATTAAGTGTTGCAGTGCTAGGCTTCGTAAATTTAGGATTTGCTAATCGCCATTTTTGGAAGTCTAACAATGTCTTGTTTGTAACAGTATCAATACTCATCTTTTTTTCTGTTACAAAATATGGCTTGATATAGTTACGTGTTGTTTGCACGTAGAAAGCAAAAGTTGTTGCTTTCATATTACCAGTATCAACCTGTTGTTTGCAGTCTTTCACAAACTCGTCTGCTGCTTTTTCAAACGTTGTTTTGTGTACTGCATAACCGCCTTTTTGTTTGTGCTTAATTTCTGCAAGTTTTCCAAATGCAAAAGTTTTAGCATCTTCAAAAGCAGTTTTACCAGTAGAGCATCTAACTGGTTTTTCGCCTTTTACAGCAATGTTCAAATGCCAAAAAGGGCTGTTTGGTCTTTGCACTAAAGTACAGCCTTTCTGCAATTTTACACGTTGCTGTTTACCAGTAGAAACTGCTGTATCTTTAGCAGTATCTACCAGTTTCAGTTTTACGTTTTGTTTCATTACGTTTCCTTTTTTGTTGTGTGTGCTGAAATTATTTCGGCACACTGTTTTTTGTGTGCCATTTTTAAGATAAAAAAAAAGCACACAATTAATAGTGTGCTTCTTTTGTGCAGAATTACGACCGTAAAGTATGTAAAATTATAACATAATGCGGCTTTAAAAAGCAAGTTTTTATGGAGTCTTTTTACCAAACCTTCCAATTTGCAGTAGATCGACTGGTGTGCTAATTACTTTTAAGCACACGCACACCTTAAAAACCACCCTTTAAACACCATTAATAGCCGATGTTCTTTTAGTGTGTCGTTTTTGTGCTGTAAAAAATAGTGTGCAGTTCCCATTTTTTAAAATGCACACTGATTTTACTGTGCAGTTTTGTCTTATAAACCTGCACACAAAACAGCACACCAGCAAGATCAAACTGTAAACAAAGCAAAAACAAAAAAGTAAAAGTGTTGAAAAATAAAGGTTAATTCATTAT